GTAAGAACGCATGTGTTGAAGTAGATGGTTCTTCTTATTGGATGTCAGAAAATGGCTTTTTTACTTACGATGGTCAATTAAAATCTATGTATTGTCTTGTCGAGGACTTTGTTTACGACAGCATCAATGATACCTCAAGGGATTTAATTAATGCAGGTTTAAATAATTTGTTTGGTGAAATAAACTGGTTCTATCCTAGTGAAAGTTCTGATGAAGTCGATAGAGTAGTGACTTATAATTATTTAGATTCTTCTGCTGAACGTCAAATATGGACGACAAGTACTTTAGCTAGAACTGCATGGCAGGATTCTGCTGTATTTAACCGACCACACGCTACGTATTATGGATCAAACGATAATGCTTCTTTCGATGTTACTGGTAATACACAAGGAAGTACTATATATTATAACCAGGAAACAGGGACTGACCAAGTAAATGCAGGTAACATTGCTACAGCAATACCAGCATTTATAGAATCAGGAGACTTTGATATTACACAAAGAAGAAGTAGTACTGGACAAGTTGTTGGTACACCAGATCTTAGAGGTGACGGAGAATACATTATGAGAATAAGTAGATTTATACCTGATTTTATTACACAGACTGGTGACACTAAAGTTACTTTTACAACAAGAGCTTATCCTAATAGCACACCAGCAACAAAAGAATTTACAATTAACTCATCTAAAACTTTCCAGAGCACAAGAATAAGAGCGAGATCTGTTGCCTTAAAAATTTCTAACACAGCAGTCAATCAAGATTGGAAACTAGGTACGTTTAGATTAGATATTGCACCAGGAGGATTAAGGTAATGGCAGTTTTTGATGAACAATATGTGATGAGTAATTTAAGTCCTAATAATCAAAGACCTTTTAGAGATCCTTTAGAGTTACCTTATGCCCCTTACACTGATCAATCAATGTTAGGTAACGATTATTACACTGGTGAGATAGACGAAGATTCAGAATTTTATAATCCTTATTTTAATAAATATTCTAATATTAAAAACACTATTAGTAAATATGCTAAACCTGTTATGGGAAGTATTATGAGTGGTATCATGGGTATTCCAGGATTGGGTTATCTTATGAATAAGTTACCTAGTGATCCTTACGCAAAAAATAGAATTGAAATGTATGGTGTAGGCAAAAGTTCTGCGGGATTTGATGTGGATAAGTTTGGTTACAATTTAGGTACGACTCTAATGAAAAATAGATACATGGAACCGGGAACTAATTCTTATAGATCATATGCATTACAAGGTTTAAGAAGTTTAGATAAAGAAAAGGCAAATGATTACTACCAAAAAACATATGGTAAATCATATGACGAAGTTAAATCTGATATTCAAAATAAAGATGATCCCTTTAATTCTGGTTCAGTAATTGATATGGGTGCAGACTATCAAGGTGGTGGTAATAATGAAAATAACGATTTTAATGCTGGAGCTGTGGGCAATAATGCTGGTGGTCAACAATTGGGAAGTGGTATGTCTACAGGACAACATGCTGCCTTTAGAGGCAATAAAGGTGGTAGAGTTGGATACTTCTTTGGTGGTTTAGCTTCAAGAGGAATGAAAAGATAATGGCAAAAATTGTACAATCATTAACTAGAGCAGCTAAAGAATATGAGCAAACTAATATGCAATCATTGGTCAGGGATCTTGATGGTATTATTACAAAATTAAATTCTTCTTTTCAGGAAGAAGTAAAACAGGAGATAGAAGCTAAGAGTTTCTTTTTAGAATAATGGCAGTAGTAAACCAATACAAATTTAAAGGTATAGATAATGATACAACAGGGAATGCTTTAGTTCCATTTGGGGCAGGTAATCCTTTAGTCAATGAAACTATAATTATTAAATCTTTGCTTGTTACATCAGCTGGTACACCAACGGTGACTGTAACTAATAACAGTATTACAGCTATAAAATCAGTAGCATTGACGGCTAATGTTACTAAACAATTATTAACCCAACCATTGATAGTAGAAGGCGGCAGTGCTTTTACAATACAATCAAGTAACACAGACTCATTTGACATAGCTATCAGTTATCTAAACATCAAAAAGGAAAAGATAGACTAATGAAAGTATATAATGCTAAAGTAGAAGAGACTTACAGACACCTTGAGACTGGTGAGATTTTTAAGACAAGAAAAGACTGGGAAGCTAAAGGTTTTAAGCCAGAAGAGATGGCACAGGACGTAAAAGTTATCATGCCTACTCTTGATTTGTTTAGTAAAACCAAGTAGAACAGATAAACTAGGATTAAATTATGGCAATTTCAAACATGCAACAACCAAGACAGATGTACGGATTAGGAAGCTTTGTAAAGAAAGCTTTCCGTGGTGTTAAGAAAATTGCTAAGAGTCCACTAGGTAAAGCTGCAATGATTGGAGCACTAGGTTTTGGTATACCTGGTACAAGTATGGGTGGTTTATTTGGAAGAGCAGGTTTTGGTGGAGCTGCAACAGGTATGTTAGGAAGTCAGGGTATTGGAGCAACTATGGCTAAATCTTTACCGTCTTTGTTTGCAAATCCTACGGGAAAATCAGCATTACATTTAAACCAAGGTTTTTTTCCAAAAATGCTTGGTAAAATGACTACAGGTCAAAAAATATTTGCTGGTCTAGGTGCAACAGCAGTTGCTTCTCCGTTCTTAGCAAAAGCTTTTGGCAAAGGACCTGAAGAAATAGTAGAGGAAGTAGATGAAGATTACATTGATCCATACTCAGCAATGATGATGGCAAAATTTAAAAACCCTCAAATGAATTTCTTACCTGAAGATAGATTTACAGATAATTATTATCAAACAGCAGTACCAGCAGCCAACGGTGGAAGAATAGGTTATGCGGGTGGTATGTTAGTTGAAGACGAAGAAGATATAAATTTAAACAGACCATTTAATATGGGTAATATGATGTCAAGAAGAGGTTTTGCTAATGGTGAGATGGTAGAAGAATCTATGACTGAAGAAGTACAATTACCTGACGAAGCAGAACAAATGTTACAAGTAGAGTATCAAAAATATGTAGAGGGTGGCGGACAGTTACCTTATCCAGAATTTAAAAAATTAGTACTACAACAAATGCAACAGGAAAGAGAAACTCCTGATGAAACTATGGTGGCTGAAACAGAAACTGTTGAAGCTGCACCAACTGCAATGATGGCTGGCGGTGGATTAACAAGTGTTCCAGGTTACGGAACTCCTGCAGGTACAAATAAATTTGGTTACCCTAGCGGTGGAGTGAGAGTGGGTGCAGAAGAAGGTGGACTTATGAACCTTGGTGGTATGGAAAAAGATTATAGAGCTGAAGGTGGGTTTGTACCTATTGGTGCTAAAGAAAAAGCAGACGATGTGCCAGCTAGATTAAGTGTAAATGAATTTGTATTTACTGCAGATGCTGTTAGAAATGCAGGTGGTGGAGATATAGACAAAGGCGCAGAAGTTATGGAAAATATGATGAACCATTTAGAAAATGGTGGACAAGTTTCAGAAGAGTCTCAAGGTGGAGAAGGGGCTCAAGCTATGTATGATCAACAACAAATGTTACAATCGAGGATGGGATAATGGCAACACCAGATTTTTTACAAGATTTTGCAAAAGATTACGCAGCACAGGCTAAAGGTGCATACAGTGTACCGATAAATACAAGTACTTTTACTGGTGGAACAGATGCCGCTGGTAACAGAATTTCAGGTGATGTTGTTACAGGAGCAAATCCTTTTGTTGCTGGAGAAGATGCATTACAGACACAAGCTATTAAAGAAGCTCAAGCAGGTTTAGGTTCATATAAACCTTATTTAACTGCAGCACAACAGGCGCAAACTGATGCTTCAACTACATTAGGTGGATTAGGTGCTATGCAAGCAGGTGCTCAAGGTTTTCAAACAGCACAAGCAGGAGCAACAGGTGCTAATGCTTACCAACCTTTCATGTCGCCTTATCAACAACAAGTTATTGATGCAACATTATCAGAGTTTGATAAATCAAGATTAAGTGGCCAACAACAAATTAGAGACGCGGCTGTGGGTACAGGAAACTTTGGTGGTGGTAGAGAGGGTGCTATGATGGGTCAATACAATGCAGACTCACTAGCAGATAGAGGAGCACTACAAGCTTCGATGTTAAACCAAGGATTTACTCAAGCCAATCAATTAGCACAACAAAATTTTCAAAACCAAGGATCGTTGTTTGCTAACCAAGGACAATTAATGCAAAATCAATTAGGTATTGCAAATGCTCAAGCGGGTCTAGGTCAAGCACAACTAGGTCTATCTAACTTTGAAAGATCGGGACTAGGTGCAGACGTTGGAGCCC